TAACTCTATTATACCTCAAACAATCTTACAAGTCAACTGGTACCTCGAGTGAGATTCGAACTCACAGAATCTTCTCCTTTTGAGAGAGACGACTTTACCAATTTGTCCATCGAGGCATGGTGGGCTGTGGAGGACTTGAACCTAACCACTCAATGAATTATGAGTTCACTGCTTTACCTTTAAGCTAACAGCCCATGTATGGTGGAAGATCAGGGAGTCGAACCCTGTGACCAACTTTCGTTAATCTACGGATTAGCAATCCGCTGCATTACCATCCTGCCCATCTTCCTAATCTTGGTGCGTCCTGAGAGAATCAAACTCCCACTTCATCGTTCGTAGCGATGTGTAATATTCATTTTACTAAAGACGCATGGTACATCGTGACAGTTTCGAACTGCCGACCCTCTCGGTGTAAACGAGACGCTCTACCACTGAGCTAACGATGCACATAATATGGAGGAAGGATGGTAGAATCGAACTCCATGCGTTTTCACACACCTTCTGCTTTCAAAACAGAGTCCAGCCCAGCTGAATTAACCTTCCATAACTTTGGTTCCCGATAGTGGTAACGATCCACTCGCCTATCGCTTATCAAGCGATTGCTCTACCTCTGAGCTAATCGGGAATATTTGGTACCAAGAGACGGGATCGAACCGCCCACGCACAGATTTTCAATCTGTCGCTCTACCAACTGAGCTATCTTGGCATAATATTCTTTGGGGTGACTACTGGGAATTGAACCCAGATAAGCGGAATCACAATCCACGACTTTACCATTAAGTTATAGTCACACCAAAGAACACTGGTAGGAGCACAGAGAATTGAACTCTGATTTGCTGGTTAAAAGCCAGCTACTTTACCATTAAGTTATACTCCCATAGAAAAACACACTCGTTTCCAGCTTTCGGTAAGCATGCCTGCTCTTTAGGATAGCACCTGCGTCCAGTTGCTGGTATCCCTACCGTGAATGTGTTTATCTATGGCAGGGGATACAAGAATCGAACTTGTACTACTTGAGTCAAAGTCAAGTGTGCTACCACTACACCAACCCCCAACAGAATCCTGAATTGTAAAAGAACAATGTTTAAAGCACGATGGCTATAAAACAAAAAACCCTCTGGACTTTCATCTCAGAGGGTTTGGGTAAGTAGACTGGTGTCAGTTACTTCTTATCCAAACCCTCGGCATCCTCAATCGCATTATATCCAAATGATGTGCGTGAGCATGTCCAGCCACTTAATAGCGGGAGATGTCTTTGCATTTGTTTGGATATCATTTTCGATTTCATGATTGAATTATACTACACCTTTGATTATTTGTCAAGCACTATCTGGAAATAACCTTACATCTTGTAGGGTTTTGTTCCAGACAGTAATCTATTTATAACGAATCTTACCTCAGAATTGAATTTAAGTCAACTATTTTGAATTTATTTTCAAATAGTTTCGTATTCATCTTTGCCAACACCGCACTCTGGGCATTCGAAGTCTGCAGGAAGATCTTCCCACTTACCTTCGGTTGCTTCATCGTGCACATGACCACACACTACGCATACGTGTTCCATTATAGACCTCCAAGTACTTGTTTGTAAGCATTGGCATGTCGTTCTTCGACTTTCTTCAATGCTGCGAATCGTTTCTCTGCTTTCTTAAGAATCTCTGCGAATTGTTCTGCATGTTCTTTAGACTCAGCGATCTGTTCAACTGCAACACCTGCTGCATGAACATCACCCTCTTTAACTGCAATGGCATGGAACTGTGGATACATTTCTGTATACTCATATGTCTCGCCATCGATGGCTTTCTGCAAGCATTCCTTAGTGGATGGCTTACCAACTAGCAATTCTAGATGACCCCATGCGTGTTTGATTTCTTGATCAGCTGTATGTTCGAAGTGTTTTGCGACATCTTCGAAACCTTCTTCACGAGCAATCTTTGCAAAATAGCGATACTTGATATGAGCCATTGACTCACCAGCCAATGCACTCTCAAGATTCTTTAATGTTACTGACATGTTACCCTTTCTATTTCTATATTACATTTTTCCAAAAACTCTAACCCGATACTGTCTCTGTATGTATCACGGTAATACACTTTACTTATACCTGCTCCATGAATCAATTTAGAGCAATGAATACAAGGAGCATGAGTGCAGAATAAACTGGAACCATAGCCTGATTCACCATCACGAGCCAGTTTGAGAATTGCGTTTGCTTCAGCATGAATAACCTCATCTTTCGTTACTGTTGTCACTGTGTCATCTGAATGTTGCACGATGTTTTCACATTCGTTTGTCCAACCAGATGGCATTCCATTATATCCAATTGAGATGATACGATTGTCTTTCACGACAACCGCACCAACCTGCAATCGCTTTGCACTGGACAACTGGGCGAATCTCTCCGCAGTGTCCATGAATGCATCAATCCATTTTTTTTTCATCGTACCACTGCTTGTCCTACGACTGCTCCAGGTTTCTGTAGTGCTTCATCACGCTTACGTTTATATTCTTCGTTGTCCACTTGCATCAACTGCATTGTATTTGGTGCAACTGCAGATACTTCTAACTCTTGGAATTTCTCATCACGAGTTTTGTTACTGTCAGTTGGTTTAGTTAAACGACGTGCATCTTCTGTTGCAATCTTAAACTGCACGTATGCACGATAAACATCACCTTCTTTGAACACAGCAATGTTCTCACGTTTGAAGAAGCCAAGTGCTTGCTTTACACGAACCTTTGATACACGATCAATTTCTCGATCAACTGCAGCACCAGAGCCACCACTCTCAAGAGTAGACTCACGTGTCACAGAATCAACATCTGTCTTCAATCGTGCAGCAAGTTGTACTTTGGCACTTAGAGTTGCTTTGTCGATGGCAAACTGCATATCTTTCGATACATCAGTTGCAGTGACTACGATAAACTTCGTATCATCTGGATCTTTTGCAAGATACCATTGAGGAATGTTATCGAGTTTGTTGGCTGGAATCTCAACTGTTTTGTTGGGATCTGCCTTAAAGGTCGAACATCCAGATAGTAATACCATAGATGTCACTACACAAGTCATAATATATTTCATTTCAAGTTCTCCGTTTAATCACAAAATTGTGGTACACCACTCGCCTAGCATTAATAGGCACTGACGAAATCTGTCGATAAATCTCATCTCTCGTCATACTGCTACCAAAAGTAATCTTAACTTTGGTGAAGACTGCCATCAGGGTATCTTTACTTTCGGGAGCATTGGACATTATGTCTGCTTGCCACCAGATACCATTCGGTAAAGTCAACTTACCATGTAAGAGATTACTCTTAATTCCATCGTAGGGATACATCATATGCATCTTGTCATCGTATACACTAAACAAGTAAACATACAGTGGCTCTCTAGTAATTACATCAAATGGATATTTCTGCCCATTGTATGCAAAGTTGCTGGCATTCTCAATGTCTCCTGCCAGTGGTCTGCTTTGGTCAAGTTCAACCTTAACCTCAACAACACAAATATCTTTCTTCTGCTTTACCTTTTCAGATAATACTTTCTTTAAAGTACCAGCAGATTCAATCTCAGTTTTCTTAACATACTCGCATTCAATGCCTTCTGCATTTCTTTCTCTACAAATATGTTGCTTCTTTACTTCAAACTCTTTCTCAGCGTAGCGTTCAATGGCATCATTGACAGCAAGTGCCTTTGCTATATTACAGTCTTCTGATTCGCCTGTTCCAAAAGAAACATCAGCGTAAGCATTGACGCAAACCAACAACCATAATATAGCAAACTTCTTCACTTTACGCTTTCGAATCCTCAATAATCTTATCTAATGCTGCAGCTGCATCCCAATACTCTTCTGCAAGACCTCGCCATTTAGTGACTACCAATTCATCACCTTCCCAGCGTGACCATGTCTTACCATTCCACTCACAGTACTGAGGAAAATCCCACGCAACTGTAGTAACTTCATAGCGACCAACATGAACAGGATTAACTGATGCATCAAACCATTCTGTTCGTTCCAAGTCGTTCAGTTCTTCTTCAAACTGCTCTTCTTCGTATCGTTCTAGATCTTCAAGAGCATTGGTAAAGTCAAGAATGTCTTCAGGCAATTCTTCAATTGAAGCACGATCTGTCCAATCCAACTCAAAGTCTTCGTTAAAACCATCTTCGAAACGACCAGCAAATCCCATTCCAGGTTCATGATACATTGCACGAACAGACCATCCACCTTCTGTTTCTAAGTATTCATAGAGTGCAATTGGAGGAGACCAAGCAGAGTCAAAGTGCATGACAATTGTATGGTCATCTTCTCGTTCCCAATCCATCATGGAAACATCCCACTTACAACCCCAGTTCTCGCATGACCAACCATAGTCCCACTCACCAGCAGGGTTTGGTCGTAGATAGTTGAATGGTTGAGCATCTTCTTTAAGCAATTCTTGCTCGAGACCATCAACTACTTCTTTATTATCGTGGTGCACTGTGGCACTGTTATAACACCAATTAGGCATAATATATTCCTCTCAAATCATAAATTGTTTAAACACACTAATCACATCATCAATATTCGCAGCGAACACTGAAATCTTTTTCTCATTATCACCAGCATGAGTGTCGTAACCTAACTGATGTAACCATTCAGTAATTTTACTTTTCTTTTCTTCGTTGTTATCAGCAACTTCGATAGTAACACGAATTGGATCTTCTGAGTTTGCATCCCAATAAAAACTGAAGTACATTGCACTTCGAGCAGAACTCAATATGAATGTAGTTGTGGAATTGATTTTAACTTCTCTAAGTTTACCACGAAATACATCATAGTTGTTGATGTACCATTCAGGTAAATTAGCAAAGTTATCATATTGCTCTGACTTGAAATCAGAGAACATAGAGGACAATGGTAACATAACAAAACATTCCTTATAATGACCAGACACACTGTTGCCATCTGGATTTTGTGTAACAATCAAATAAGACTCTAACAAGAATGACTGCCAGTCTTTCTTTTCTTCAAACTTCTCTAAATTCTTAGCAACGATGTAGCACTCGTCAGGATTAAATGCCTTATCAGCTACATGCGAGTAACAACGATCCCCATTACCCTTTCCAGTGTAGTAAGGAACACCATCTGAGTCGATGTATTGATATACATACTGTCCCAGTGTTGCAAAGAATTCAGAACTCGGTTTCATAATATAATTATACTACAAAAGTTATTGCAAGACAACCTTTATTTTTTTGGAACTTTTACCAATACTGTAAAGTCAAACTCGTTCTTTGGAATCTCGCAAGTATATTCACCATCGTCTGTTGCCCAATTAACTCCATCGTTGGACGTCATTTCTCGAGTAATAAGTTTTGCAGTATCAAACTCTTTGATTATAACTACAACTTGCTCTGGTGTATAAACCCTAAGTTCAGCTGGAGATTCTAAATTCGTATTAGTGTTTTTAACTTTTACTATTTTCATTGGATTTCTCTTTTTTGACAGGTGGTGGAATGATTCCTGCATCACTCACCATTTTGTGCGTAATCTTTGGATACATTTTATGTAACTTCTGATCCTTAACAGCGATAAGAATTTCAGCTTCTGTGGGATGGATACCTTCCAACAATCCAATAAACAATGCTTCTCGTTTGAGTGGTTTAAGATCTGCACGCATGAATACATACATTTTCTTACACTCAGTGAACAAATTGGTGTCAGTCATTCCAATTGGTTGATCCGCAGGTTTGAATGGTGGTTGACCCTCTGGCAAAAGCATCTTGTGCGATGGTAAGAATGCGTGTGCAAATAATACCTTCAACAAGAATTCGTTCTTATGTTTCTCAATGGTCTTGGGATCTTCATTGATCTCCTTGAGCATTTCTGTTATGTATTGTTTCATTTAAAAGTCCTCTATTTCGTCAAGCAATAATCGGCAACGATTTTCCATAAGATAATTCATAATTTTCATCTTATCAGTATTCGGAATAATATTTATGTATGCTTTAATAATGTCTTCTGAAACATCTGCAGGAATGAATTGGAAGTCAACCAGAGTTGCATTACGATGCCAGTTGCGACGCTCTTCATCATTCTTACATGCATCGAATCCTTTCTCAAAGAACTCTTGGAGTCTTTTAGCACTCATTGGCTTCTGTCGTTCACCTTCCATAAACACATTGTCTTTACTCAGGATGTTTGGCACACCATCACCAGTATCACCCTTAACGATATGTTCAATCTTGTGCTCAGTGATTTCTTTCTGTGTTGCAGTAATATATTTCTTCTGCATTGGAGACCACTGCTTGACATTAGGATACAACTGTAGTTGTTTGAAGTCTTTATCAGAGGACAGAATCAATACTTTCTGTGGCTCTTCAACCAATCCTTCTTGGACTAGTTGATTATCCTGCAGATACTTTGTCATCACTGCGATGATATCGTCTGCTTCTGCACGATCCACATGGATTACTCGATATGGAAAGTATGTGGCAAGATCAGTGCGCATCTCTGAGAGGGTATCAAAAATCAACTTCCAATCGAGATCTGATTTGTCTCGATTAGTTTTACGCATACCTTTATAGAACTCAAAGAATTCCTTACGCCAGTATTTACGACCATCGCAACAGATGACCAACTCTCCATAATCTTTACCATACTTTTTCTTGTATGATTTGATTGTGGACAGGGTTACGTGACGAATCAGATTCTTTACCTCTGCTTCACTACCTTTCAACTCACGCTGGAAGGTTAGGATGGCTGCAAGTGCCACCTGACTATAATCAACTAATATCATATTAAAATGCTCCCAGCAAAATACATTCTTCATTGACACGACCATTCGGTACAGTTACCGTAGTGGTTAATGGTTTCATCGCACCATTCAATGGTCGCTTACCCAATGTCAATCCCTTAAAGAATACATCTGGCTTACGCAACATCTGTGTTTTGGATTCTTTGATATCGAATCCGATAATTGTAGTACCCTTAACTGTAAGCACATCATTGATTGCTTTGTAAACAGTTATCTTACGATACTTGGTGTTGTATACCCATACTTCAGACGATCCAACAATCGTCTCTGGTTTGATTGACTTAAGATTCAAGTCAGCAAATTCTTTCATGTACTTCATCTTGGCAACCACTTTACTTGGTGGTTGTGGTTTACGCTTTCGTGGAGCACGATTCGCTTTGGCAGTCTGTACTTGTTGTTGACAGTCACTGATGATGCCTTCCAAGAACTCAGCAAACTTCTTTAGCTCTCGTTTGGTGAGATGAGAGTAACCTTCTACCAGTTGCTCATCTTCTCCTTCAAGTGCTTCACGAATTTCTTGGGCATTACCCACAAATAATTCTCCAATGCGTTTAGCAATGGGTCCAGCCACTTGATTAGAAAGAAGGTAATTCTTCGTTGAAAATGTACTCTTACATCCACTAATGACAAAGTCATCAATCGCACCCTCAATTTCTGAAGCAAGTTCATGTGCTTTCTCTTCCATTCGGTCTTGAATACTAACTACAGGTGTTGGATCTTTCTCAACCTCAATCTTCTCAATAACTTTCTGAGAATCTTCTAACATACTCTTCAGTGTGTTAGTGAAAAATGGGCTGTAGTCAGACAATTGCTTCAAGTCTGTCTGCTCATTTGTCATGAGACGACACAATGAACCAAATGTACTGAATCGGTAATCGGGGAGTTTCTTGAGTTGTTTGGCGATCTTTGGTTCTTTCTTTGAAAAGAATTCAATCGCAAACAGTTTCTGTTCTTTTACACTAGTGTGTACAGAATAATAACCCAACGCACGAC